AATCTTTCTTTTTACGTTGATGTGGTCTAATTCAACTACTTCCGATGTGAACGTTGGTCTACTAGCGGTTTTAATCATATATGATTCTATACCGTTGATTTCCATTATAAATCTATTACCTAATTTTGGTTCAAAATTGGTATAGAACATTTTATCAAACTCTAATACTTCTGGCATTTTATTTCTCTATTTAATTGTTTCTTTATATAAATATTTACTTTTTAAATTATCCGTTAAAAGCTGCGCCAGTTGGTAAGATGTTGAAATCAATTTGAATGAATTCAGCTGTCTTAGTTGGTTGTAAGTAGATAGCCCCTTTCATAATGTTTCTATCAATTACATCTGGTGTGTTATTAGTTTCATCCATTACAACACGGAATGCGTACAAACCTTGTCTTTGTTGGATTGATTCTAAATAAGGATTAACGATATTTAAGAATCTATTTCTAGTCTCTGAAGTATTTTGTTCGAATACTAAGAAACGAGATGTAGATGCGATATATTTTCTAACAGTCAATAATAATCTTCTTACGTTGATTCTATCTAATGCTGAAGGTTTATCTTGTAATGTTTTTTGTCCGAATACTACAATACCTTGTCCAGGGAATTGTACGATTGGGTTTACTTTGTTTTCGTATAAATCATCTTTTTCAGATTGAGTTAATCTATTCAATACTGAAACTGCTCCGATTAAACCACCTCTATTCAAACCGGCTGGTGCGAACCATTCTGCTGCTACTCTATCGTTTGCTGCGAATACGCCTGGTAATAATACTGATGGTGGAACAGTGATTAATTTGTTTGTGTTCAAATCGATTGTCTTAACCCAAGGATAGTAAGTTGCTACCATATTTGAATCGATATCTTGCGCCTGTGTATTTGCTTGTGAAATAGAATCACCTGCGGCAGTTGTATCTAAAATATAGAAACAATCATTTCTTTGCTCAACCATATCCAATACTGAAGTTGCTACCGAAGAGTGTAATCTTCTTACAACACCTGGAGTTACAATCATATTGATATCAAATTCATCTGCATTTGATAATGCTGCGATATGTTTAGCGTATGCTACTGAACCACTTGCTGTTACAGATGATAAATCAAAACCTTGTGAGTTTCCTGCGGTGATTTCACTACCTTTGTTAATTGTGATTGCCGGATTCATACCATCAAAACCTTCTTGGAATGCTACAACGAATTGTGCTAAAGAAGAACCTACTGATAATGAACCACCATTTACTGCATCTAATCCAAATACAGAGTTAGAACCTACACCTGCTCCTGTTGGAATTGGTTTTAAGTAGATTGCGTTATCGGTATTGAAATCTAAATCGATACCACCATATTGTGTTGCTGATGCGGTTACAAATGATACAGTTGGAATCTTTGAACTGATTGCTGCCGATGCAGATACCGGTAAAGTGTAAGCTGCGTGTCCGAATGGAACTGCTTGTACCGGAGCTGATTCGTTTAGGTTAGCAACTCTAACATATTTTGAGTTGTTTATCCAATCACCACTTTCAGTAATTTTACCAAGAGAATCAATTGATAATTTTCTATCACCAATCACTCTACTAATATAGTTAGGAGAATTAGGGTCTAAGTTTACATTTGACCAAGTTTCTACTACATTCTTCTTTTTATTAGTATCAGCGAAATCTCTTACAACAACAGTGAAAGTACCATAATCAGTACCATTTACACTACCCGCTGCTTTAATATTTGTAATACCAACCTTAACTTTAGTATTTGCTGCGTTTCCAGCACCAATAGTTTCGAATTGGAATAAGTTATATCTATCACCACTAATTAATTGTGATTTAATCATTGGAGTTAATGCTTCTTGTGCATCAAAAGTAAAATCTTGGTCATCTAATACATTCACAGAGCATGATGCGTGTGAATCGAAGTTGATACCACTATTTTTAAAGTATCCATAAACATATGCATCTTTAGAACCAAATGCAGATGTACCAAATACTGCTTCAACATCGTTTACATCAGTTACTTTTAAAGATGCTGATACGTTTAAACCATTATCTAAATAGAAATCACCATTACCATCGTTATCTGCTAAAGTTGAACCTGCAAATCCGGCATTATTACTTCCCGATGTGTTGAATAAGATTGCTGCGGCTGAGCCAGATACATCGTATGTAATTGCAAAACTAGCAGTAACGATATTATCTGCAAGTCTTGCAGCTGATTGAGATACGAATATTGAAGTAGGTGCTACTGTCAACCCAACTCCTTTTTGGCTTATAGTTATTCCACTAATTGTACCATTTGTAATAGTTACAGAAGCCGATGGATTAGTTGCAAATGTACCACCTTGGAAATATATAGGAGCAGTACCATTTGATGTACCATCTGATGCTGAATAATTTGTTCCAGCGGATGATGTCAATAATGTATCGATTTGTCCTAAGTTAACTGCGCTTACTAATAAAGGAGCGGTTTCGGTATATCCACCTACACCAGCTACTCTACAAATTGTAGCAGTTCCTGCTTCTCTTAAATAATTTTGTACTGCTAAAGGAGTATAATATGTTCCGTCAGCTGCTCCAAATAATTGTTCAAATTCAGCTTGTGAATTAACAATTGTTGGAGTTAAAGGTCCTTCTTTGAAAGGTCCAATGAATGCTGCACCTATTTCTGCTACACCTTGTTGTAAGAATGAAAGGTCGTTTTCTTTTGTAAATACGCCTGGTGATACTATTTTCTCTGCCATTTTATGCTTTTATTTAATTTTTAATGTCTACTATAAATATAATCTTTTATTTCAAAACAACAAACTAATGTTATTTATATGTTGGTGAGAAATAATCATAAATTTTTGTAATGTCAGTTGAGCCCAATTGAGTATTATAGAATAATACAGGTCCCATTTGTCCGTTGAAATAATAATTATTATCACCATATCCACCACCGATTTGTATTAGTGCGGATGTAGTATAAGTTTTTGCACCATTTGATACAGTTCCTCTCGATGTAGAATCCATATATGCAACATTTGTTCCATTAGCTGCTGCGGTATAAGAAATCATATACCAAACATTTGTAGATAAACTAAATGTGTTACTATTAAATTGTACAGATGTACCATCGTGTATGAAATAAGTACCACCACCATTTGAATTCAGATACAATGCTATTTCTCTTGTACCACCACTATTTTGTTTACCAAAAATCTGATAGTATCCATTAGCAGGATGTGCTGTAAATCTAACCCAAGCTGCTACCGAATATGCTGTTGTATTAAATTGTGTATATCCACCATTGATATTAGATGAACCATCTTTATACCAAAACTTATTTGATGATAATGACCAATACTTTTCTTTTCTACTTGCACCATTATTATATGTAGGATTTGCAGCACTAATACCAACTCCGTTTGGTGCTCCTGCTGGTCTAACACCTGTTCCCCATCCACTTAAATCTAACCAATCAGTACCATCCGTACCACCAGTTGATGATGCTTTTGATGGGTCTAAGTACATTCTTAAACCTGCCGCAGGAATCGCTGGTTGAGTTGTTGTTCCTTTATTGTGTGAAATAAATCCGTTTGCTATGTAAACGTCAGCTTGCTCTACGTTAATAGTTGCTATCTCAACATCTTCGGTTACTATTTCTATATTAGTTACTTCAACTTCAACTGTTTCTCCTAAGAAATCATCCCACTTCACAATCATATCACCAATAAGAATATCTTCTACATTTTTAAAATGATATTTTTCAATTTCAGAATCAAATACCCAAAGAGGGTGAGTTCCTGTTGCTTTGATTTCACCATCATTTAATGAGAAATATCCACTAGCAAAGTTATAAACAACATCCGATACAACAACAGTTTGTGCTGAACCTGATTGTGCTTCTAATTGATAAAATCTCCAATCAACTTGGTCTGATTCTGGGTCTTGGCTTTCATCAGGCAATCCTGCTGGCACCCATGCTTTAATTTCATCACCCACATTCAAATCTTCAACTGCTACTGATGTACCATCAGCTTTTTCCACCATTGTGCCAAATACCAAACAAAAATCAGGTTGGTTAATTGTATTGTAAACATCTACTGCATATAATGTTTTTGTAGATGTACTATTATAATTTGTTGCTGCCAAATTGTATCCATCCGCATATTTCATAGATAATACAGAAGATGCTTCTGAATAGTTTGATGCTGCTATTGATGCCGGAGTTATTGGAAAAGATGGAGATGCTCCTAATGTTGCAGAACCTACTGAAAAATTTGCATTATCAAAGGTTACTGAATAGTTTGCAGCTACACTGCCAACTCTACTTCCATGCAACGAACCTGCTGAACCAAATGAAAAGGTTGCAGTTTCAGTTGTACTTTCTACTATATATGTGAATGTTGGTAAATTTACAGTTACCGAATCAATTGCGAATGAACCTAATGAAGCTTGTGTTCCAGCTGAACCATTTCTAGCATTCAACGATGAAGCTTGTGATGTTCTAGCTGTACCTTCAGTTGCTCTATATAAGTTTCCTAATGATAAATTAGTTTTTGGCATCTTATTATGTATTATTCTCCGTTATAAATATCTAAAAGTTTTTCTTTCCAATCATCTTTATTTGAAAAGTATTTTATCATCCAATCTTTCAGTTTTTGAAACTCTCTTTTACGGGTTTCATAATCATCGTTACAAATCGTTTCGTAGGTCTCTTTAAATGTTTTCTCGTCAACCGCTTTGTATTTATAATCAAGTGGTACGTGCCATTTTTCGTGTAATATTGGAAGTTTACCCCAATCCACTGCTTCAAATATTCCGTATCCAAATGGCTCAGATTCAAAGCAAGAGTGAGATACTCCCCAATTAAGACCATAGAACCTTTCCTTATATTTGTAATCAAATTTATAAATCTTTGATTTTTCGAATCGGTATCCATATTTCTTTTTATAATATTTGTTGAATGTTTCTGAATTAGTAGAAATAAATCCACCTAACCCATCCATATATTCAACATTCTTTCTACCCTCTGCTCTTGCTGCAAATCCTATTTCTATTGAGTTAGAAAGTTCTTTGTTATTTTTAAATTCATAAATATTTGGAATATGATATAAATTTTCGGTTTTATATGGAAAATGATATAATCCTACCCAAATTTTATTTTTTATTTTGTTAATTAATTCAGATTCATATTCCCAATTACCATACCAATGTAAATATTCATCTTTTTGTTGTTGTGCTATTAAAGATATTTTCGTTAAGTTATGAAAAACGATTGAATCAATCTTTTCCAAATTTTGATGAATAGCTCTGGTTGGAGTATAATGACCATGCAATATGTGTATCCTTCGTGCACCATCTAATATCTTTATTATTTCATCTTCCGATGTTTCCCAAATGTGGTCTATATCTATTGGGAATTGTTCATAATTTTCGGGCTTATGTCTATGGAATAGAAGAAGTGGCTTCACTTCTAAATGAGGTGCCACTTCTTTTATCCATTCGGTTACCCATATATCAGCACCGCTGTTGAACCAAGGTCCTCCAGCGGTGGTGTAATAAACATCGTACATTAATTATAACCTAATTTTGATTTTAATTCTTCTATTTGTGATTGTTGTTCTTTAATTGCTTCAACTAATAAACCTACCATTTTAGAGTAATCTAAAGATAAGAATCCATCTTCTCTCTCTCTTACTACTTCTGGCAACACTTCCTGAACTTCTTGTGCAATCAGACCCGTTTTAGGAGTTGATTTAGTTACTTCATTCACATCTTCATTCCATTCCCAAGTTACACCATTCAATTTAGATACTTTATCTAAAGCGTTTGGAATATTTTGAATAGTATTCTTATGTCTTTTATCTGATGTAAAGAATGCCGTAATATCACCCGTTGCAGTTATTGCTCCGTTGATTGTTAAACCTGCGAAAGTTGGTGAAGATGAAGTTGCTACCGCTTGTCCGATTGAAACAGTTACTCCACCCGTTGCTCCACTCACACTAACACCTGTACCAGCCGTTAAAGATGTAACACCACTATTTGTAATAGTTACTGCTCCAGTTCCTCCACTTAATGATATACCTGTTCCTGCTACGTTTGAAGTTACACCTGTGTTTGCGATTGTTACACCAGTCGAACCATTATATGATGTTCCACTTAATCCCGTACCAATTGTCAAAGTTGCTAAATTAGAACCTAAAGATATACCCGAAATTGTATTATTTGTTAATCCAATTGTTGGAGTTGCTCCTTCACCAGTATTATTAGAAAGAGTAATGTTAGTTCCTGCTACTAATGATGCCACATAGTTACCAGATGTTCTAGTTCCCAATGCAATATCACCCGTTGTAGATGCAACATTAATTTGTGCCGAACCAGATACTACACCATCTGCATTTAATTTAGTTTTAACTCTAGCATCGGTATAATATAAATTAGTACCTTCAGATAAGTTAGTTGTACTAAATCCACTTAATGAAATTTGAGAAGAACCAGATACTAAATTTGGAATAGTAATATCAGTAGAACCATTAAATGAAGTTCCGTTTATTGTTCTTGCGGTTTGTAAAGTAGTTGCGGTTGAAGCGTTACCTGTTAATGCTCCCGTAAATCCAGTCGAAGATACCGAAGTTAAACCTGCTAATGTTGTAGAAGTTCCACCTAATGCAGTCGATGTAGAACCGATTGTAATAGTGTTTGTAGTGATTGAAGAACCAACTACTTGCGATGAACCCGATACAACTCCTGCTGGTAGTATTGAAGTTATTTGAGATGAACCACTAACAATTCCTGCAGGTATTCCACTTAAACCACTATAAGTTATTTGTGAAGAACCACTTACTAATATTGTACCAGTTGCGTAGAATGTACCATTTACAAATGCATTTGAACCCAAAGTAATCAAAGTACCTGTATCGGTAATATTTGAATCACCAATATGTTCGGAATTAATCGACTTTACTACTCTGTTTGTTGTAGGATAAACTTCAGAACCTAAAGAATTATAAGTTTGAGGTCCCATTAAGAAAACCGATGATGTGGTTGCTGCGCCAGACACTGCTTGGTGAACAAATATCCACTGGTCATTAATTGAATCAAATAAAATTGAACCCGAAGTCAATGGTGATGAACCACTATCTATTACTGCTAATCCACCAAATCGTGTCCCTGGATTTAAAGTATTAACTGTAATTAAACTAGTTCCAATGTTTAATGTAGAAGAACTAATATTTTGAATTGATGAAGAACCTTGTACTATTAAATTTGAACTTACATAAAGTGAACCCGTAATTGTTTGGTCACCACTAAATATGTTTGTCGAATTTGTTCTTGCAAATGTTCCACTAACTGCTTCATTTGCTGCTACTCTTTGTAATAACGATGCGCTTGTTGTATTTAAATTGGCAACTGAAATATTTACACTTGCAGAAGTTGTTTCTAAATTACTTGTTTCAACTTCTAATGCAGTTAATCTTGTTAGTGTAGAACCACTAAATGATTCAATATTAGTTAATCTACCATCTTGTGTATCGTTTGTTGTTTTTGCAGTTGATGCGGATGCAATCAATGAACCACTAATAGTTGCTAATGCTGAATCAAAAGATGAAAATCCAGTAGTTGATTGTAAAGTTACTTGCGATGAACCACTAACTAATCCACTTCCACCCAATATTTGAGATGAACCACTAATTACACCATCTGCATCCAACTTACTCTTAATAGTTGCGTTGATTGAAGATGTGAAACTTTCTAAATTAGATGTTTCAACTTCTAATGTGGTTAATCTAGTTGCAACTGATGATGAATACGCTGAAACGCTTCCAATACCATTTACAGAACCACTTAACGAACCTGTAAATCCTTGAGATATGATTGATACGCCAGCTGAAATATTACCACTTACAAATAAATCACCAAATATATGTGCAATATTTATAGAGCCTGAATCAATTCTAAATATTGATGAATTAGTTACACTGTTATGAATACTAAAATTACCATCTACTGTATTTTGTAGATGATATCCAATTCCACTACCAGTGTTTATCAATCTAAGTTCTGCTCTACTACCTGATACGATTTCTACTACACTTGCACTAATATTATTAGCGTATAGATTTTTATATCGTTTAGAAGTACTACCAATATCAAACGCATTATCATCGTTTGGTATTAATGATGAACTTAAATCTGCATTTATAACAACATTATCAGTTGTAGCATTACCAATTGTAATATTACCACCTAATGTTAAGTTACCTGCAATATTTGCATTTCCTGTGATATCCAATCCGGAACCTGAAATTGCTCCGAATGTTCCGGTACTTCCCGTACCCGTTGTTGATAATACGATGTCTCCGTTTGGACCACCGATTAATAAAGTTCCTAATGTAGTGTTTACATATGGTTCTCCAAATGCTAACGAACCTGATTGTTGTGCGGTTGTCCCACGTCTAAATTTAAGTGCCATTTAGTTTACCTTTTTTTTAGTACGTTATGTATTAATGTATGTGTATAAATATCTATTTATTTTCCAATCTATCAATTTTTGTAGATAATTCTTTTATTGCTTCAATTAACAATGGAATAATTTTTTCATATTGAACTGCTTTAAAGCCTGTATCTCTATTTGTTACGATTTGCGGAAGTATTTCTTCAATTTCTTGTGCAATTACCCCAACATCATTTCCTTTGTGAGAATGAACTTCTTCATATCCTTCCTTCCAATCATAAGTGTTACCACTAATTTGTTTTACTTTTTCCAAAGCGTTTGAAATTGGAGTTATGTTTTCTTTTAAACGAATATCCGAAGAATAGAATGCGGTAATATCGCCCGTTGCTCTAATTTCACCAGCCGTTCCACTTGCGGTTGTACCAACGCCAATTGAATTGAATTGTACGTTTGCCGATGTACCAATTGCCTGTCCAATTGCGATTGTAGGAGTTGAATTTTCACCACTATTATTTGTGATGGTAACACCCGTACCCTGTACTAATGATGCAACATAATCACCTGTTGTTTGAGTTGCTAATGTAATATTTCCAGTAGCTGAACCTAAACTTATTTGAGATGAGCCGGAAATTACACCAACTGCATTTAATCTTGTCAATATACCACTTACATAATTTGTAGTTGCTGTCAAATCAATTTGAGATGACCCACTAACTACGCCTGATGGTAATACTGAAGTTATTTGTGCTGAAGATGATATTACATTTGTACCATTCAATATAGTTGCTGCGGTAATTGAACCACCCAATGATACTGAAGTACCTGCTATTGTAATAGAACTATTAGTTAATTGTGCATTACTTAAACCACTAATTTGCGATGAACCCGAAACTACACCCGATGGTAATTGCGCCGAACCGCTCCATATTCCTCTACCCTTAGCTTCATATCCTGCAGCAACTTCAGCTTCAGTAGCATAAGTTGCATCCAATGATGCGGTGAACGAATTTAAAGAGGTCAGTATTCCAATCACCTGCGATGAACCACTTACAACGCCTGCCGGCATTTGAACCGAACTACTCCAAACTCCACTACCACCCAATATTTGAATTGAACCACTAATTACTCCCGTAGGTAACAATGGAACTATTTGTGAACTACCACTTACAATTCCTCTACCTTGTGATTCATATCCCGCTGCTACTTCTGCATCAGTTGCAAATGTAGCGTTTAAAGAAGAACTCCAAGCATTTATAGATGCCGAAGTGATTTCTAAATTGGTTAATCTCGTATTAGCAGATGAAGTAAATGATTCTAAATTTGCTATTGATATTTTAGCAGAAGCAGAAAATATATGTAATTGAGTTAATGGATTTCCTCCACTAATACCACCAATTCCTTCTAAATATGAAATTCTTTCTTCGTGGTCTTTAACAGATGCAGTTATCAATGATGAACTCACATATGATTGAGATGCAGATATTATTAAAGAACCCGTAATTGTTGCTAAATTCGTATTTCTTTCTAATTGAGAACTTGTGAATTCATTCAAACTTCCAGTCGAAGTTTCTATCAATCCCAATCTTGTCAAAGTAGAACTACTGAATGAATTTAAACTTCCTGTTGAAGTTTCTATTAATGTAAGTCTACTCAAAGTAGAGCTACTAAATGTATTTAAACTAGCCGTTGATTCTTCTAAATAGGTTAATCTATTTAAAGCTGAACTACTAAAAGAATTCAAACTACCAGTCGATGCTTCTAATAATCCTAATCTAGTGTTCGCAGATTCCGTAAATGAATTTAAACTTCCCGTAGAAATTTCTAATAATCCCAATCTAATGTTTGTAGATGATGAGAATGAGTTCAAACTTCCGGTAGATGCTTCTAATAATTCTAATCTAATATTGGTAGATGATGAAAAACTATTCAAACTACCAGTCGATGCTTCTAATAATCCTAATCTAGTGTTCGCAGATTGTGTAAATGAATTTAATTCAGTCAATTGTAAAGATGAACTAATTACATTATCTCCACCTGCTAAAAGAATTTTAGATTCGGCATCTTTTACACCAGCTTTCCAATAATCATTTGTAGAATCCCATAATAATGAACCTGATAAAATTGAACCTCCGGTTGGGTCTTTAACTAATAAACCACCATTTGTAACTCCGGTACCATTTAATTCAATTATGTTATCACCCAATTGAATTGTAGTTGAATCTAATGTCGTTTGTGTTCCTTGAACTACCAAATTTCCTTTAATTGTAGTAATTGAGGATGCATCCGTACCACTAACAGTTATCGCTTGTTTAAGAGATGATGTATATGATTCAATTTCATCTAATCTTAA